CGTGATGTACCACTGTGTGAGATCAGTGCTGTTATCAACCGCGAACTCAGAGATGGTTAACTGCGCACCTGTGAACGCACCACCCAGTGCTAGTGCGTCGATGCTGTTAACAATGCCAACAACAGCGCCGTTATTCCAAAGCTTATCCCCAACCTCAACCTTGTCGCTTCGTCCATGGAACACTCTACCTGCGTAAGCGTGTGCACCCGCACTTGCCTCACAAGCCCATGCTCTGGAGTAAGTAACCGTTAAGGTGGTGGCCGCAACGATCGTGGCAGAAATGGTCTCTTTATCCGTAGCCAGTGCCTGTACTGAGTCACCTAGGAAGAGGACCGCACCGCTTGCCGCAGCCGCTGCTGTGGACTCACCAATCGAGTACGAGAAGCTAGCTAATGGGTCTAGGAAGAGCGCCGTTAGGTCCGTAGCATCTGTGGCGTCAAACGCTGCTGCGAAGGTTGCTCCATATAGGGCGTTAGCGACGTTGTTACCAACCGTAGTTACGCGGAGAGCGTTAGCCGTTCCGTCGTCCTTAATGGTCATCGAAGTAGTAGCGCTACTAACAGTAGTGCCCTGTAGACCAGCGTTCAGTGCATCGCCGTAGGCTGCCTGCGATGTAAGTAGGGCATCCATGTGAATGTCAGCACCACCCATAACCGAGACGGACAGGTTATTAGCGCCACCTGTGTCCGACAATACCATCTGACCAGTAGTGAGCTGCGAGACAGCCACTAGGTTATTCAAGGCACCACCACCAATTGCGGCGTCGATAGCTGCAACCATACCTGACACAGTTACCGTGGCTCCGCCAACGTTAATCAACTGCGAAGTAGCTGCACCACCCACATCCCACACAACGGTTAGATCCTGTCCTGCACCGCCTGCGGCGGTATCCATGGCGGCTACCATAGCGTCCGTGAAGTCGAAGACAATGTGCCCGTTAATCGCCATGTCACCCAGCTCCAGGGTTAGCGAACCAGGTACGATTGCTTGGGTGTTGAAACCAATTGCATCGACGTTGTAGTCGGTCTCCTCTAGGACTAGACGCCTACTAGGGATACCACCACCGCCCCAAGCGTTGGCGTCTAAGATAGCCCCAGCGACCGCCTCAGTCTTAGTCTTAAAGCCGCTAAAGAGCGTCTCAATAACCGACGCGTCATCGGACTTCATCTCGATGGTAGAGTCGTGCGAATTGGTCGTAGTTGTCACAATGCTTAGGCAGGTGATAACTACACCCTCCTCATTAGACACAGCCACTGTGCTTACAGTTGCGTCCGCACCTAGGGCGGTAGTGAGATCTGCATCAGGTGTATTTGCGCCCACAAATGTGGTCGTGATCCAGTCTGCTCCATTAAGGGAGATGTCCAGAGTCTTACCAGCAATTCCGAATGCGGTGTTAGTTTTGGCAGCTAGGATATTAACCGAGCCAACAACACCAGCGGACTGAGCGGAGCCCGCCGCGTCAGCGGAGAAGTCAATCGGGTCCATACCGCCGGCTAGGTAGTACGTCCTAGTCTGACCGACACCCCACGGGATAGTTAGGTCATCAAAGCAGGGGGATGCTGCTAGTGCGGAATCGTAAACAAGCTCAAGAACTAGAGCAGTAGACGCGTTAGCTACAGAGGCGATAGCGGTTGCTAGCTGTGCGAAGGTAGTGGTGAGGTCCTTATCAATGGTTAGTGTACTAAGCCCAGCGTTCCAAGCAGCGGTATGCCCACCACCGTTGGTGAAGCTAATAACAATGTCGTTGCCACTATCACCTACGTAGTCACCAACTGCGTTAGAGGGGGAGGTCTTGTAGTTTTGGTAACCAAGAGCAGTGACCTTCAGGTAGTTGGCTCCAGTAGAATCAGGCCACTTAACAACACCGTTGCCCGTGCCGTGGGCTAGTGGGATAGTGATCGTCGCTTCCTGCCCAAGGTGCATTAGTTTGTTGGTCTTAGAGCCTGTGGACTTAATACCATGCAGGTACGTCTTAGGGTTACTGAACGCGGGCTGCGAGATAACCGTTCTAGAGATGTTGTGAACCTGGGTGGCACCGCCTGTGTAGGCGTTCCAGTTAGGGGCACTGTCCTTCGAGTACTCCGACAGAGTTCGGTTGAAGTAGCGGAACATCCGAAGATTGTCGCTCTCCAGAACCAGGTCATCCATGTCTGTGACTAGGGGTGACGGCAGGCTGGAGTACGGGATGTCGTAAGACAGGTTGTCGTAGTTACCTCGGCCAGAGATAAGCACACCGACCTTGCTGCTAATGTTTAGTGGGTCACCTGCGGCGTTTGTTTTGAGCTGTAGCGTAGCGCTAGTTCCCTTCGCCGCAGTTAGCACCACTAGGGTGTCGTCAACAAAGGAGGCAGTTGCGTTAGCGGAACCCAGCGCAGTGTTTAGCGTGTTAAGAATAACCGCCTGCGAGATGGCTGCACCGCCGATAGATACCGGAAAGGTAACCGGCTTATCCACACCATTAACCGTGATGGTCATGGTGGTACCAGAGATACCCGGGATTGGATCGGCTACGATGCCATCACCAAGCAGACGTGCTGCAGTAGTGACGACAGCGCTCGAATTAAGCGCGCCCTCAGTGGTAAGTGCTTCCACGATTTGGAAACATGGTCCGACGATACAAGGAATCAGAGTGGGTGTCAGAACGGTGGGAGACTCCGCTGTGACGACCTGTGTGATTTCTACGCCGGGACGTGCGCTTGTGGCCATTATGCTAACTCCTAGCTATTAACTCTGCAGGGTAGGTTCGCCCTCTTGCAGTTGTAGATTAACAGCGCGAACAAGTGTGTGGAAGTCCTGACTTTCTACCGAAATGCGGTCCTGAATCCATATAGGTACATGGATCTGAACCATTTTCCACTCTGGTCTACTTGAGCCTGGAACTAGTTGTCCCATGGCTGTCTCAGGGGTGATGGTAATGTTATTGCCAATGGCGTGTAGCCGACAAAAACGATTAAGACTTCTCTTAAACACCGGGATCATTCTGAATATCGTGTACGCAATGTCCTGCGCCTCTAACCCCTCTCGGGCCACGATGCTCATTGTAATCGAAGTTCCGATAAGATCAGAGTATATGGTCCTATTATTACTGAATACCGGTTGCTCTGACTGACCTAAAGATGTGCCGGACCAAGAGGCAGGACCTCTAGACGTGGAAATGATTGGCCTTTTATTTGTCTTTGCTACTTCGTCTGGATTCTGGTCAGTGATGATAATTTCTGTCTCATCGAAGTTAGGATGCCACCTATGCTGACCAACGGGGCGATACCGGTACAGACCTTGCACCCAAATAAGCCAACTACGAACCGCTAGCCGTAGCCGGTCTTCTGGGGGGCACCAAGAGAAGTCGCTTGGGATTGGATTGATATTACTGGACTGGCTCATGACTTAGTTCCAAATACGCCCAGAATGGTGCTTGATAGGCTATCGGAGTCTAGCGTCTGGGGGTTGGTATAGTTCCGCTCTGGTGAAGCGATGAGCGCCTGTATCTCCGCGTCAGTTAGGTTCAGTGGGATGCTGTATTCAACATCCCCCTTAGGTACTTGGTGAATGGTAACTTGCTGCCTAATTAAAGCACGCGCCTTCTTAATCTTAGACAGGCGAGACCCTACACGCCATCGGACATTTTCTGCCTCGAGGATGAGGTCACCCTCAAATACCTCAGGGTAATTACCCATCAGTAGCATCGTGTCCTGTGACTCTAGCGACGTAAACCCTGCGTGCACTGTTTGTTCGTCAGGGGTAACGACCATGCCGTATACCTGTACAGGTGCGTGGTATCCACCTACGTATCCAGTGCCAAAACATGCCTGGCAGTTGCCGCGTGTCCTTCTCTGCATAACGTGGTCAAAACATACGGAGCACTTTGTGCCTGACTTCTTTCTAGGGAACACCCAGATCTGCCTTCCACTAAACTCACGTAGCTTGAGATTGTTAATCCTAGCCATCTCTAGTGCGACTAGGTCAGGGCGGGCAGCGAGTTTAGCCCCACCCAATGTTGGGTAGACCGCATCCGTAGATTCACCGTCAGCCGTCTGCTTAGCTACCTCTCGGTACTGCACACGGATTCGATACCAGAGCTTGTGGTAATACGAGTGCTGACCCTTAACAGTTGTGTCTCGTACGTGGAACTGGTTTACCACCGGAACCGTGAGAGCTACGTAAGGGCCAAACTCATTATCTGATTTCTCAACTATAAACTGGTAATCAGCAATATCGTCGAAGCTGGGTTTTACATCCCAGTAGATATCCAAGAAGCTCAAATCGAAGCTTCGTATTCTGATATCGGTTACTTCGATCATTAAGCATTGTTCTCTGCTCGCTTTCTAGCGAGAGCAAGCCCGGTTAGGCCCGCAGCGCCACCGCCGATGGCTAGATTACGGTTAAACTTCTTAGAAGCGATGCGGTCAGCACGGGCCTTCTTAAGGCCACGACCTACAGCATACCCACTACCAACTAGCGCCGACGTAGGTGCGATACCCGTATCATCTAGGCCCTGGATGAGGGAGCCAGCGGTAATGTTGCCCTCACGGTTTCTAACACTCTTGTTAAGCGCAGCGGCTAGACCACCAGGATCTACGGTACGCTTAATGTCACGGCCTTCCTGCCAGGCGCGGTAGTACTTCTCACCCTTAGACTTGGCGAGCTCTTCTGGATCACCCGCCCACTTCTTAATACGCTTGCTGGGCAGCTTACTTAGCGCCTTCTTGATACCGCGAGGACCCTCGTCGGTTAGGCCTGCTTTAACTGCGGCTAGCGTGCCCTTGCCTGCCCTACCTGACGCCTGACCTGAGTGTGCAGCGCCACGGGCTAGTCTAGATAAGAACGCGACCTTCACACGCATCTTAGGGGTCTTCAGCTTGGTGGTTTTAACACCTGCTTTCTTTAGCGCGTTCTTAACGTTGTCTCTTGAAGCGCTGTTGACCTTAGGCATTTTAGGCGTCTTCACCTTTAGCTTAGGGAAGGACATGGCCTCTTTAGTAAGAGGTGCCTTTAGTTCAAGAAAGAAGCTGCTGGCAGTGAGAAGACCGTCAATGGTCAGCTCTGCAGGCTCCTCGTCCAGTAGGTAGTTTTCTAGGTCGTTCATATCAAGTCCCTTAGCTGTACTCGCTGAGTCCACGGCTGTATGCAGACTTGAACATCATAACAAGAATTGTTCCGTCAACAGTCAGCGTAGCGTTGTCCGAGACTAGGCGAATCCCACCCGGTAGTGGCGTGTGTAGCGTCACACCCATTAGTGTGGGTGTAGCGGACGTTAGGATGTGCGGCGTGGGTAGACTAAACGAATCACTATCTAGGTTGAAGAAGGTAGTGCCGTCGTAACTTCCCTGGATAGTAAAGGGCTCAGCGATATCGAAACCGGTTACCACGATACTGAACCCACGGTACATGGACGAGTTGGGGATAACCGCAACAGCTTGGGCAGGGCCACCAGCTAGAGCTACGGCTACCGTTTCTTTTTTCTTTGCTGGTGTAGCCATTACTCTAGCTCCTCAAAGTATCCGTTAATTAGCGCGTACTCGGATGACACGCCTGACCCGTTCAAAGCATCTCTTAGGTTGATTGCCTGCTTTAGCTGGGTCTTCTTTCTTTCGTACTGTGACTTAAACAAATTTAGCCACTGCATAAGCATGGGTGTTTTGTCTGAGACACTGACCTGGATACCTTGTCCATCCGAGTAAGTCATATGGTTTCTGGTCTGTAGAAGCCCGATGGATTCTATCAGGTGAATGATAGTACCGTTAATGAGCAGAGATACAGAGGGGAAACTACTGAGCGACACGCTATCAATTAGGGGTGGAGTAGTATTCCAATCATCCAGGGCCTCTAGCATGGCTAATGCAATTTGTTTATCACTGGATTCGTATCCAGCAATAAGCCTATTTAGCTCCGGAAAGTCTCGTAGTTTTGATCTAACTAATTGGATTAGATCTCTGATGTACTTCGGTAGACCAGCGTTTACCGATGCCTCAGATCCTAGGGTGTTGGTACTAGGCAGAGTAGGGTCGTTTGCCATTTAGCACCTCGTTACCTCTTAGGAGTTTTCGGCCTTAGCCTTTGGTTTAGCGCGGGACTTGCGCTTCTTGGGAGTAGGGTCGGTCTCGTGTAGGGAGAGGTCTCCACAGTCCACCAAGTGTTTAACAGCACCCAAGGTACCTTCATCTACTTCCATAGATGCGCCTACGGGCAGTGGGTGTGCGCCTACACGCCAGTAGCGCTTTTCACTACGTACCCACATTACTCAACCTCGCTCTTCTTAGTACGCTTGGCCCTAGTCTTTTTAGGGGCGGGCTCCGCCTTCTCGGCAGGGGCCTCTGGCTCAGCCTTCGCGGGAGCAGCTTTGGTCTCTTTAGGGGCAGGCTCTTCATACGTGCCTAGCGCCTTAGCGAGATCTTCGCCGAAGACGGTACCTAGAAGTCGCTGGGACTTAAGGGCACCTAGTTTTGTGAACTTATCAATGTTGGCTTTTTGGGCCTCGTAGGCAGCGTCAGAGATAATCATCTCCTGCGCAGGTCCTAGGAACCTAGAGCCAATGCGCATACGACCCTTACGGATAGCGTGGTGCTTGCGGCCCGCCTTGCGGGGGTCGTTACGAGAACCTAGTAGGCTAGTAAGTTTGTATGGCATGTGTGTTTCCTGCGTGCCGGAATGGCACCCCCCTACAAGAGAGGAGTGCCATCCCAAACACAAGTGACTTAGAAGTCAGTAACCTGCGGGAAGAACTGGTCTTCCTCGACGAGGCTATTCAGAGCGCCCAGCGACTCCTCACCAACCGGCAGACGGTTAGCGCGAGTAGTGGCGTTATTTGCCGGGGTAGTAAGCGGCTCAACCGAACCAGCGTACAGCTCCATCTTACGCACAGCCGCCACGTTGGCGATGTACACACAGATGTCTTCCCAAGCCTCGAAGGAGATCTTGTTTCTCTCCTTGTCAGCGTAGAACTTGAGCTTGTTAAGTACGCAGAAACCACCCAAGAACTCCGGCGCGCAGAACGCGTAGATGTTACCGGGACGCAGAATGTCGGTCTTCAGAGTCTTAATGAACTTCCGACCAATGACAGTCTGGTACTTGTAACCATCAACCGAAGTCTCACCGACGATCTTATCGCCCATGTCAGACAGTGCCCAAGCGTTAATGTCCTCGAAGTCACGGTTAGTGATCAAGAACTTATCGCACTCAAGACGCGAAGCCGCGCTTGTACCAGCAGTTGCGCCGTTACCAGCGAACAGTTGGAACATCTTGATGAAGTCGTCCTTCTGAACCGGGAAGATGAGAGTCTCATCACAACCCAGCGCATCAGTAGCGGCAACGGTATTAGCGATAACGTCAACGCCCTTCACCTTACCAACTTCAGCCATACCTGCAGCGACGTTACGAGCCGTGAAGGCATCCGCGTCAGCGTAGGTAGCGCCAAATGTAAGGTTCTGAGCATCTTGCTGGAGCGACTGGCATGCCGACTCCCAGTGATTAAGGGCCACGCGGTCCTCAACTTCCTGGATGTCGTTCACGATGTGACGCTTGATGATCTTCGTGATCGGCATGCGGTATGCCAGAAGCTCTTGCTCAGTCTGCTCGTAACGTAGCGAGCCGATCGAACTAAAGGGTGCTTCAAACCGAACACCGGTGTAGTAATGAGCCTCGGGCTGACCCCGGAAACTCATCGACATACCACGGCTCCACGGCTCCATCTCGACAACCTTCACCAAGGTATCGTGATTCATCGATACTTGGATAGTGGGGTCAGATGCAGACACGCTCATCGGTGGGAGGACTTTACGTAGAAAGCCCTCTTCGCGTAGACGGTCACGAATGTAATTACTGCCGTATGCAGCGATTTTCTCTTTGCCCTCAGGTGAGTCTAGACGTGCTAGAAACATCTCATTAAGGACCATTCCATTATCAGTAGCCATTTGGTTACTCCTTGTTCCTTAGAGGGATTAGCGGCTGATGAGCTGGGGTGTGTCGTAGAGATAAATCTCAACTTCGCCACGGCCAGACACAGCACTGTTAACGGTAACTCGCTCAACGTACCCGATAGCCCAGCCGGAGCTGGCAGCAGGTAGAATTGCGGGGACGATACGGTCGGTAGTTCCCTGGATAGTCGTAGTCAGTGCACCAAGCGATGCGCAAACTAGAGCTCCGGGGACCCAGCCATCCGATGCCGGTGCGGCACCTGTAGCTAGTTGAAAGAGCTTAGTCCGAACACGGACAGCACCCTTCTTGAAAACCGGTACGCGTTGCTGGCCGTAAGCCGCGCGGTCAGACCGCTGAGCCGAACCCCAGACCATGCGTAGACCCGAACCAATGTCTAGGACATTGGCTACCGCGCCATCCTGGTATAGACCGACCGTGCTGATCGCGGTCTTTCCTTGTACGATAACTAGCTCACCATCCTCCGGGGGAAGTGTGAAAGTCGTACCACTGCAGTCCACGTCTTCAACAAAGACGTGTAGGACCGAAGTGGTCGGCTTTACATTCCGGCGGCGAGTAGCGCTAAGAGTTGCAGTTGCCATCTCTTATCTCCTTCTGTAAAAAATTAATTATGCCTGTCCGTTGAGAATAAAATTCTCAAAGGAACTACCACTATCGATCTCGGGGCGTTCCGAAATCGATGCAAAAGACATGTCAGGGGCGGCGAGTGCCACTGCCTCTTTAATGACATCCAGGTCCTTCTCCGAGCTCAGAACATCTGAGACACGCTTCTTAAAAGGAACAGATGCATCACCGAGACCACGGGTCTCCATCATGGCGACGATCTCCTCCGCCTTATCACGCTGCTTATACTCGGCTAGCGCTGCTGCGAGCTTCTCCTTATCCTCCACTAGTGCACGAAGTACACTTGGGACCATACGAAGAACCTCACGGGCAGATTTGTCTTCCTGCGCCATGACTATACCTCCTTACCAACTTTGGCCATCAACCGCTTTCGCAAGAGGTCGGTAGCTGTCTTACGAGCCATAGGCTCTACATCGCCACGAACGCCCGCTGTCTTCACATCACCGTCAGTGATACTCGTATCGGGCTCGTCAGCACTAAACGAGGCCTCAAGGACCTCGGCTAAAGTAACTTCTGCACTAGCGGCCTTCAGGACAGGCTCGTCAGTGTCAGTAACCTCGGTTGTATCCGAGGAGTTGTCTGTGTCAGTAATCGCATTCTCGTCTGCAGTGTCTGCATAAAAGAGCTGCTCATCCTGGTCATCAGACTCGTCTTTCTTGGGCTTCGGATCAGCGTCCGTTACCAAGTGCATACCCTTCAGGCGAGAGATGATGGCACTTGCCATCTCTTCTTTACTGTCGGAGGTCTTCTTGCTGGACTGCGTTAGCTTGGCCTTAAGGCTAGCTTTCAGTTTAGCAGCTACGTCTTCTGTACTAGAGGCGTCAGCTACCTCGGGGGCAATTGTTTCTGGGGTCTCTGACTCACTGAGAATAAATTCAACAGCAGAGGCGAGTTTCTCAACGTAGGCAGACTCTGTGTAACTAGCCGTGTCCTCGTTATGAGAAACGTCAGTACCCTCATCAGCGGTACCTGCCAGTCGCTTAATCAGGTCATGTATTGACGAATCGGACATTGTGGCTCCTAACTTTCGGCGGCTGCCCGCCGAGGCGTGATATGCGCCCCGGCGGACTAACCTTCCGTGGACTTGCAACCTGGTCCAATTATAGACCTTAAGGTTGCAGGTAACAAAGTGGGGATTGGGGCACTAAGGCCTTTTATCCCCACTCAGTGATTACTCACCCGATAGCGCAGCGTGAATCTCTTCAACGTCGTAGCCATTAGCGGTAAGCAACTCAACAGCATGCGCAGTAAGAGCCTCGTCTAGAGCCTCTTCGTCAGCCTCAGCGGTTTTCTCGCCAGCCTCTGCTACGTCGTCACCCAGAGTAGCGTTGTATGCTTCGATGATCTCGTTGGCGCGTGCAAGAGCAGCGTCCTCGAACTCAGTCTCTGCAGCATTCTTCTCTAGGTCACCACCAGCGGCACCTTGGATCTTGGTCAGCTCGTCGTAAAACGAGTGTGCCATTGTGCGCCCGAGGTAGTCAGCTTCTGCAAGCTTGACCTTGTCGTCCTCGGACAGATCACCTTCAGCCGAAGCGGTCTTCTCAGCGTAAACCTCGGTGTTGTCAGCAGCACCCATGGCCTCAGCCAGGATCTCAGCGACCTCATCCTCGGTTAGCTGCGAAAGATCCACACCCTCAGCGGCTGCGACCTTCTCTAGCATATCCAACATCTCAGCTTCCGCTGTCTTCTCAATTAGGCCCTGGTTAGCAGCGATATTTTCGTGCGTGCCGTAAGCCTGAGCTAGTAGCTCATCCATTCCGTTTCCCATCTTGAACTCCTTAGTAGTCGATTTGAGGTGCGCTATATCTGGGTGAAATTCACCCTAAGCACGTACCGTCACTTACACCTTCAGTTTAGTTAGAAGGCCTTTATTTAACAGTCCGCGTTTGTGCAGATTAGTGCCAAGCCTTGTCAACCCAACAAAGACAGACGCTGCTAGAACTGGATGTTTATCCATGAAGCCTTTGATGTTGCCGATTTCACTGCGACCCCGTTTACCTGAAACATGGGCCCCATAAAGATACGCGAGTGGAATTGCCCCAAGCAGAGCGATGGCTTTCTTACTTGCCGTCTTTGTCTGTTCGCCCACAAATGCATCTTCGAATCCGAATTCATCGATCTCCGAGACTAATTCTATATCATGACTCGTAATGTTGACAACTATGGAACTAATCTTTTCAAGTAGTTGTTCCCGGTAGCCATTATAAGCGGCTGATACGACGTCGAGATATGGATCTGGTGCGGCGTATTTAGGGCCGCTATTAATGGCACCAACCGTCGCTGTCTTAGTAAAGTGAACCCGCCTTGCCAGCAATGGGGAGAAGGAGCTGCGCTCAGACATTAGGGGGAGAAGCTCCCTAACTAGACCTTTATCTAGTTCTGACCTAAGGCCGAAATCCATACTTCTATCAACACGAGTAACGGGGCTGAAGATTAGGCCCTGAGAATTAAGTGCCTCAGCCAGTTTAGGCTTGCCCATCTTGTGTAATAACACCCTCTGGAATTCGGAGGGCTTCATGACCATCCCCGATGCTGCAGTGGAGGTTAGTGATTTCTTCCAAGGCATCTTGATCATCATGCGGATGATCTTGGCCGGAAGGCTGGGTTCTTTATTGGTCAGGTGTGGCAGTACTCCGGATGACAGTGCTGGAAGGCGCTTAATCATTTTGGAGAGCTTCTGCTTCTCGGCCACCTTGATATGCATGGCTTGGGTAAGAGACTTATCACGTAGGTTATACATGACAGCCAGGTCCGCAGATGGGGTAGCATTGTAGATACTAGCCACCTTGAGCATGGTGTACCCAGTTCGATCAGCAGGGATCAGTACAAAGCTGATATCGAAGAACTTAGGGCGCGGGTTGTAGACAAACACCTTACGGCCATCAGGTAGAACCTGATTCATCATATTCTTAGTATGAATACAGTAGTCGTTTCGAGTCTTGGACTTGTTACCGCAGATAGAGCAGACGTCGTACTTAACACGACATCCCATGCTTACCGCTGGATGACCGCCTGCGTCTAGCTCGTCTATTAGTTTCTGGTGTCCAAGGTCCCTTGCCTTGTCTCGGTCGATGACCAGGATGATTTCAACACGACGCATGGTCTTGTTGTAGACCGCAAGGCCCACCATGCCCATAGACTTGTCTTGGTCTTTGTTCTGGTGATGGCGGTAGATACCTGCGGTTTCATACGTGCGATAACCGTAAAGGTCACCACCCACCAGGTCTTCCTGAGAGGGGTTAAGCTGCTTCTCTTCGAAGTAGTCGCCATTAATATTAGCGCCGTAATACTCTCCAGCACCAAGCGCGTTCACCAGGATGTAAAGTTTACCGGGCTCGGGCTTAAGGTTATTCGCGTAGGCGGCAACCTCAGGGTGTAGCTCACCTGAAGCAAGCTTAGTAAGCCCATCACCACCGGGATGAAAGGCTTGGACCAGGATGTTTCCATCCTCATCTACTCCTGGGAATGTGAGCAACTTAAGCATTACGCTTCGCCTTTTGTTTAGCCTTGTATCGCTTAACTTCTCTGAGTAAGGCCTTCTCTCGCTTGTACAGACCCTCACCCTTATTAGCTCTACCAGCTAGCGCCCTAGCGCCTACGAATCTACTAATCGCGGTGTCAGCAGCAGATTGAGCTCCACCCATCACAGCTCCAGCAGGACCAGCCATGGCCCCACCTAGTATGGCGCTTATTACCCCCATAGAGAGTGGTGACGTAGCGTGCTGAGATATTGTCTTTTGTTGTTTCGACCACTTCTTAGTTTTGACGCCACGGAGCAGAAGTTTCTTCTCCGTCTTAGAGTAGTTCTTGGACTTCTTCTTAAGGGAGTCCCGGAGGGACTGAGCCTGGAACTCACGTCTAATGTAAGTACTGCCACCACCTGCGGCGGCACTACCGGCTACAGTAAGTCGCTTAAGCTTCTTAGATAGGGGGCGCATACCGGACGCCTTCCTAGTCTTCAGTGATATTAGGCCAGCCAAAGCACCCAAACCCACACCAGTAGCTGGGTGGGTAAGGGCTCTGCTTATTGGGTAAGTTTTCTTCTTACTATTGGCCACGGATTACCCCTTGGAGAAACCGCTCAATTCAGCAGCGCTTGTCGGGAAGATCTTACGCATCGCGCTATCACCCTTAGACTTCTGGCGCTTCTCAGCAACCTCAACAAGGGTCTTAACGTCAACAGGCTGGATGCCCTCTTCCTTAAACTGCATGGCTCTACGCATGAACGCACCAGCAACCAACGGGTCCGAGGCGATGCTCTTGTTGAAGCGGAACAGCGTGTTGAATACCTTCTGCACGTCTTCTGGCTTCTCGGTGCTCAGCTTGGGGTTCTCAGCCATCATCTTCTTGAAGTACATCTTCTTCTTGACTGGGGTAGTAACCGCTTCCTGAGTCGAACTCAGGGCGTCAATACCTCCGCCAATAGCAGCCGCACCGGCACCAAAGGCTAGTGCCTTTCTACCTGCGCTACCCTTACCGAACATACCCTTCACACCCTTAATCATCTTGCTCTTAAGGGTAGGTTTGTTGATACGATTCTTAATCATCTTAAGCGAACCGGCTCCTGCAATACCCGCAGCACCACCAGTCATCCACTTAAGTGTCTGCGCACTGACGTCGTCACTCAGCGCCTTACCGAAGTTCTTTACTCCTTCTGGTGGCCCGCCCAGGCCCTTATACGACTTAGAGAACTGTTGCTTTAGGGTAAGTTTCTTGGCCTTAGTGAGTACTTTTCCACCGTCACGGGACCCACCAACCTGACGTGTTCGCTGTGCGAGGGAGTCAGCGGCCTTGCGAGCTTTTCCTTCGTTAAAGAAGTTACGCTCAGCTTCTGACAGGTTCTTTTTTGGCATTACTGGGGTGTTCTTACGGGGCCTAGCATGCACCGACCCACCAACCCTAGCAGAGCGGCCCTTTCCGCCTCCGGACCCTCCACCCATACCGTAAAGTCTCTTAGCCCTAGGTGGTGTCCTAATCTTGCTAACACGGGGGTGGGTCTGTCCACCTCTACGAGTAACCTCGATTTGTCTACGAACAGCGTTAGCTAGCTTCAACTTTAATTCACGGTCCATAATTAACCCCACGTAGAGTTTGCTAGGGGATTCTGCCCACTAGTACGCTGTTGCATAGCCCGAAGTACTTCTGGCTCGATTCTATTCTTAGGCATAGACTCCTCTGGAGAAAGCGCGGATGCAACATCTCTAGCAGCTTTACTGGTACCTAGCAGGTAGGCGATACCTGCAGCACCCAGCGCTTTACCAGGGTGTTTTCGAGCTAGGCCAACCAATCCACCACGACCATAACGCTGTTTGTAGTGGACAGGTTTATTACCTATCACACCCGCGTAGGCCTTACCTTTCTTTCGGCGAGTCTTGATATCGGCGTAGTCTTTGGCACTAATCTCTTTTAGTCCCTTACCTGGGCCACCGGAGATCTCCTGCAGACGCTTACCTTTATTTACACCACGAGTCTGCTTGGGCCCTAGGATCATACTAGCGAATCCATCACCTACAGCCCTAAAGGGAGCAGCAGTGACTCTACCGACAGTGTTACCTAGAGCTCGCTCACCGAAGTTAAGTCCCTTCTTACCAGCCTTAGCCTCTGCCTCTTTAATAAGTCTACCCTCCGCTACTACCTGAGTAATAGACGCGAGTAGTGCGTTACGTTGGGCTTGTTTAGTAGACAACTTAGGCTCCTTGAGGTGGAACACCTGGGGCCGCTCCTGGAGGAGCCATTCCTGGTGCTGCCTGGGGAGGAGCCATTCCTGGATCCATGCCTGGCTGTGGTTGACCTTGGAATAGGTCCGATGTCGGCTGCACCGCAGCGGGCCCTGCGAGAATGGCCAGTAGTCCTGTCATTGCCATCTTAGTCTGCTCGAGAGCCATAGACGCGGACATCATCTTCTGGGAGATCATATCCAGGTCCTGGGTCAGGCCTGTAATCGGGTTACCCATAGCTGGCATCATACCTGCCTGAGCTAGCTTATTCAGCTCACCATAAGCTACGCGCTCACCGAACTCTTCCTTAATAACTGCGAGAAGACCTGCAGTTTTCGGGTTGGCGGACTCAATAGCGGAGCCGATAACACCGGGCGTATAATGCCACCGCTCGCTTGCAACCTTCACCATGTCATCCAGAGACGCGAGTGTGGCTGTGTAGTTGAAGATCAGCCCGTCCAGATCACTCTGCTGGTCCAACATGAGCCGGTGAGTGTTGGCTGCCTTATGGTCTGTTACTTCTCTAGAGTCTGCCGAGGCGGTCTTTTCCATCTCAGTAGCGAACACATCGCCGATCTCTTGTCCAGGAATGTACTTGTCATCGTTCTTAGGGAGAGCCACAACGTGGGCTACCTTCTCTTTACGGTCACAGTTTGAGTAGATGGCCTCTGCATCAGCCACAGGGAAGTTTACGTTCTTCCCATATCCCTTCTTGAATAGAATGTGGAACGTGGCGACGTTAGCGTGCTCTACAACACGCTTGGTCTGCTCCAGGTTCAGGCCTGCCTCTTTCACCATTGTCTTAATGGAGTCGTTCAGGGTTTTTCCTGAGCGCGAGTATTCCATAGCAGCACCCTTACCGAGCTCTTTTAGCTTGTCGGAGGAGACGCCAAGGTCTTGCTTACTCATTAAGTATGATTCTAGGTCCATGGTCTCACCTATCGTCAATGTCTGGCGTGAGGATATCAGGCCTCGGGTGCATCATCATTGACACTAAAAAGCAGTACAGCATCGAGTGGAGGGTGTCATCGGTAGTACCTGGGGTTCTATCTACGACGGTAACTCTCCTCGCATTATTGTACTCCTTGAAAACAGATAGCAAATCCTGTGCGAATGGGTGTTCCCAACATTCCCATTTAGGGAATTCTATCTCATCCTTACGGTTAATAGCGTTTATCAGCGCCATTAACACCTCGGACCGATTCACCATCCAACGCATTAAATTCTTGTCGAAGTAAACTCTCTTAGTATTTACGTATTGGTAGCGGATGATCTTCCGAATACCGAAGTCACGGATCAGCTCGTCATTGCGGTCCAGGCCACCACCGTAATCGACACCGACAAGCTTAATCTTGTAGTCGTGGATTAACTTTTTGATGATCGGCATCATGTTTACTTGCGTCGATTCCTCACCAACAAAGCGCTTCATGTATACGAAGGAGAACTTGCCTCCGAAATAGCCACCGATAGTGACAACGGTTTTACTATCTCCGTCAGAACCCCAGTCGATACCCATCCATAGATGTGTGGCTCTCTTAGCTAGGATCGCACCCTGCTCGAAGGTATAACCACCTGAGCATTCTTGGAGCGTATCGGTCGTAAGAAGCTTCTCGCTGGAGTCGTACTCCATACCCAAAACCTCATTATAGAACTGGGCGGTGGTGTAGCGGTGCATGGTATCGATGACTTCGTCCCAGCTCACCCAAGGGGTGATTACCTGAGGGATGCGGTAGCCTTCGAATGGTAGGGGGGTAGGTGGGTTGTCTAGCCACGACTTGGTGCGCATAGACGCCCAACGCGCTTCGGGGTGGGCGGGGTAGATTTGGTTACCGCAACGCTCACAGATAAGATGCTTCTTACCCACATTCTCCAGCCTCACGACAATCCAATGTCTTGGGGTGTGGAAGTCGCAGGGAATCACCCACTCGTATTGCGTCGAGTACGCCTGCCAGTATTTGGCAATAGTATTATCTACTGACTTAGGTGTACCCGAGTAACGTTTGTATCTAAACGTGGAGTGCTTCTGGGTCTCTTCGATTACGGGGATGATGTCAGTGAGGATGTCCTGAAGCTCGTCTAGGCAGAGTAGATCAACTTTAGGGATACCACGGGTACGGTCGGCGTGGAGGAATGCATATCGAAGGTCGATCTCAGAGCCGGTGATGAACACCTTTCGAAAGACAGATTGTACGCCTGGGATGAATGTACGAATCTTCGCACTGCTCTCAATGGGTTTGTTGATCTTATCTCGAGAGAAGGTTTCAGTCTGAGACTGAGTGGGGGTCACCAGTAACGACCTAAAGTGGCGTCTAAGGATAGAGTAGATAAGGAGCAGATTACCTAAGTAGGTGGACTTCTCGCTCTGCCGAGCAAACTTCAGTAAGACTCGACGTGCGGAAGTGTCGTATACAGGCAGTAGATATTCTCTCCCCTTAAAGGAGAACGGAATGAGGTCCCCGTCGTCGTTAGGCAGATACATCATCCTTGATGTAAATTCGGATGGATACAGCTTAGCCATATCGTTCTTAGTAATTTCTTGGGATAGTCTTGGACGTACACGCATGTCAGATAAATTTAACTCCGTTATAGGCTGCCTATCTAGAGCGCTAGGCAACACTATTATCTCATTCGAGGTCCTTGAGGAGGTCTGCCATGCTAGGTGTAGGCCCAAGCTTCTTACTACTGCTGATATCCACAACCTCAAACGGGTTATACGCTACTTCCATCCCACCGCTAGGGTTAGCTACCGATCGCGTACGGCCACGCTTACGATTAGGCTCTGACTCATCGAGATCGTTTAGGTCGACGAATGAATCACAAAGGAAGTCTTCTCGGACCGGGACGTCGTACATATAGCACTCGCCGTCGCCTTTCCAAGATCGACCAGACATATAGCCGAAGTGTGCGCATCCAGAACAGCGTTCATAGGGGGTACCTATACGCAGATTCGGTGCGATTCCTATTGGCTTAGTGATCCGATCAAGTACGTTACCCACCAACCATCCTCTTGAAGAACGACGGCTTTTTGGGTGCAGGTGCCGCCTTCTTATATTCGTATCGTACATTTCCCTTTGCGTCAACGTACTTACGGAGGTACTTGTGTGGTTGCTTGATTACGTCATAGAACTGCTTAGTGGTTTTGTGCTTCCGACCAGCCACATTATACATCCACTCATCTGTGGTGCGTGGGGCTTTTCTACCTACGAGCTTACCTAGAAAACCAGGTGTTTTAGACGTTGGGGCTACGCTCATATATCTACGGGTATCCACCACCCTCTTCTCAGGAGCACGGAACTCCTGCCCACCAAGACGTCTAGCTCTGGCTTCAGCCTGGAGGATGCGTTCGGGGTTAAAGTGGCCATCTAGTGCATAGAACGCTGTGGCATTCTTGAGGTCCAAGCCCTCAGCTCCGGCACCGGTTAGAACGATTACGCGCTTGCTGCCCTTCTTGAATTCTGTGATGCCTGCATTCCGGCTCATCTCAGTCACTTTGGAACCACCGACGTCAGTACCTTTACCGACGAATAGTGCGGGCTGGATACCCATCTTACGGAGCCCAGCAACCAGTACGTCCGCTCCACCACGAACCAGGTTGGAGTAGAGGACGACCTTATGATTGGGATCTAGGTCCAAGTGAGACTTAGTATCACTGAGCATCTTCTGCACTTTAGGAGTGCGGTGTGCGCTTTGCTCTAGCGATACGTCTGACCTACCTGAGCTCACGCTGTTGGCCATTCTCCTGGCCTCGGTTAGTTGCGCAAATAGGAGGTTGGCGTCCTTGACGGTGATGTTCTTATCGCGTCGTGCGATAAACTCTTTGGCAGGTCCGAGTTTGTTTAGTGCTAGCTGGTATAGCTGGAACTGCTCATCGGACATAGGAACCTTAACGTTCTGTACATCCTTGCGGGGCATGCTCTTGCCCTTCATATCCGACGTGGTGACATAATCAATTCTAGGAGCGGTAACCTTGGCGATACCTGCCTCGTTCTTAGGGCCGATTACCTTCTTAGTCCTACCACTGAATCCCTCTTCGAACCCAATCGTCTGGGTGAACTTACGCTTAAACTCGCGTGGGGACATGCCTCGCATACCCTCACTAATTGTGAGTAGTGTGGCGATCTCTTGTGGATTGTTGTTAACCAGTGACGCAGTTAGTCCAATGAAATTAGTCGAGTGCGCCCTAGCTGCCACCGCTGCCTTAAACACACCCGCCTTCTCATTACGCACCTTGTGAAACTCGTCGAGGATCAGTGTATCAGCACCGGTTGCCTTCATGAGACCGATGGGGTCCTTACGGAACATTGAGTAACTGACCACGGTGTAGTCTTTGTCACTACCGACAGACCCCATGGGGACACTGCCCGCTCCGGAACCAATTATCTGGTGAGAGCTAGTTGTAAACTTCTCCACGCCATTCTTGGCAAAGTTCTTCCTAAGGCCAGCAGGGGTCACTACTAGTGCCTTAGTAGCCTTACCCTCATGACGCATCTTCTCGAAGCCGTACACGGCGGTGACGGTCTTACCAGTGCCCATTTGGTGAGCAAGGATAAGCTTGCCCTTGTTGGAGAAGAGCTTATCCACCGCAGACGCCTGATGGGGATATGGCGCAAACCACTCCTTCATCGCAGGTATGTCAGTACCGCGCTTCTTCTCTACTGGCGCACCTTCAGCGTGCTTCTCTATGTACGAAGCTAAACTCATTATCGTTTCTTTCTCGATTTCTTCTTTCTGTTGGTACCGGCCAGGTGACCAGCAGTTAGGCCTAGTGCGGTGGGGGCACCTAAGCCTGCAGCCAGGTTCCCTCGCTTACCACTAAGCATCTTCATAGCCTTACGCTTACCTGGCTTGCTGATGCCTGACGAAGCAGCACCTGCTAGCCCGGAACGGATAATTGCTCCGGATAGATTCGCACCTGACTGACTGGCTGGGGAGATGAGGGTCTCCATAGCCACGCGCTTGGCTCTGGATGCTGGCGATCCGGCTAGCCCAGGCATAACCGCGTCCTTAATGCCTTCGGCAACCATGTCCTTACCCATACGCTTAAACGCGGGTAGGTGTTGCCCTAGACCCTTGATTCCGCCGAGCAACCCGTGGGCACCCATCGCCGTGGAGCCAGGTAGGCCACTAGCCATAAGTCCACCACCCATAGCGGCAGTTAGCGCGTCTGGTCCGTACTTACCAATAGCCCCTTGGCGCTTACGCGCGTGGTAGCCCTTGGGTAGTCCGTTGGAGTCTAGGACTCCTCGACCACGGTACATCACCTCTTTGTATGCTGGCTCGACGTACTTGCGTACAAACTTGTTGTTGCTCTTTTGGTATAGGTCTTCTTTACCCAGAGCCATCCGGGTACCCCTATCAAACGATGATAGGATAGGAGTTGGGTCACCCTTGGCAGTGTAGGTAAGCTTGGGGTTATTAGCGATTTTACCTGACAGGTTGGATAACACCTCGGCCCTACGCTTCTCAGGGACGCCACGAAGTAGCTTGCCTAGTTGCTGACCTGCCTGCCGGTTGATGCGCAGTTCGGGCATAGTAAAGCCTAGGGCGGCTGCGCCTCTAAACCCTAGGTTCTCGTTACCAGCAACTCCCTCCCTAATACCCACGGCGAGCTGCCTAGCTCTGGCCTCATCGACTAGGTTCTTAGCGCCTCTACCACCGGGGATAAAGTCTAGCACTCGGCTAGCTGTACCGCCCCGCATGAGTCCCTTAGTGGACTGATGTACAAACGGAAGCGCTGCGAGTTCAGCAACACTGGCTGTCTTCTTTTTCATAGCATTCCTAGCCGCAGAGATGACTCCCGAGAGGGCTAGACCACCGACAGCGCCACCAGCTAGACCGCCTGCAACTGCTGGTCCAGTAACCTTAAGCGCCTTAGCGACGGCCTTATGGAAGGAGACACCCTTCTTGCCTTGAGACGCGAGGGACCCAACAAGCTTCTCACCGCCACGGCTGGCACCACCAACAGCCGCACCACCAAGTGCAGAGGATAGGTACATATCCTTCTTGTTCTTCTTCTTTTGGCCGTGCGCTAGGGCAGCGCCCATAGCTAGGGCGGCAGGGAGTTTGTACCCTACGCGCATACTACCTAGGCCTAGCCCCTTGATTGCTGCGGACCGTGTGCTTTTACCGCTAACCTTACTTGCGCGGTAGCCTTCGATAGCACCCTTCTGACCAGCATAGACAGACGAGCTTGCACCGATAAGTGCGAAGCCTCGTTTACGCTCATCCGAATCCTTTGATTGTGCGAGTTGGATACCTTTGAGAAACACTGGTGCGGAAAGAATACCAATACCGGCACCGATAGCACGACCAGAGCCACGACCGGCCACGCCCTGCTTAAGGCCCTTTAGGATGGGTAGCTTTCTCTTAGAGAGCTTAGACTCGACAGCATGCTCAATTGCGCCCTTAGGTAGGTCACCCAGAACGGCCTTAGCGGCAAACGCGGGTGCAGAAGCAGCAAGAGCTGATGTGTAGCTAAGGTTATTTGACCGATCCGTTGACATGAGCTTTTACCAGGTTCGCCAGTCGCTTAGTAAACAACGGGAGGATGGTCTCCACCACCATTATAGGAGACGGGGTAAATTCAAAGTACCAGCTTTTGGCCTCAGGTACGTACTCAACGACGGGTGGGGGTGGCATGGTTTTCACCATTGAGATCATTTCTTTCAGTGCGGATTGGAATCCAATAGGGAATTGGTTCCCCTCACAGAAGAGCTGAACCTTTACACGGTTGCCGTCTACAAAGTACTTAGCGGTTATTCCCTCAATAGGAATTACCAGGTCTTTAAGAGTCACCGGTGCGAAGTTGGGTAGCTGCATACTAAGTACAGCCTCGATCTCCTCTAGAGTAGGCATCTGCGTGGTCATTCGGTGCTCCCAGGAACATTAGACTCAAGCTCTGCCTTCACCTTATCTAGATCCTCTAGAGAGGTAATCTCACGCCTACCTAACTGAATGGATAGTTGGCGTAGCTCGGTTAGGATCTCACGTACACCGTCACCAGAACGGTTGAGGATTTCAGACGCCTTGAATACGTTCTCAGCCCAAAGTTTAGCGGTCATAGCCGTATTACGATCGTTCTTCATCTCGTTAGTTTCCATGAACCGCATTGCAGACTCATGGAACATACTCTTGATGACTTCCTCTTGGGGGATGTCTACGCGGTACCCAACCTTCCAAAGGGCAAATTCGGGGCCCTGATTATAGCAGGCGCGAAGATCTACCCCTCGAGGGTGCTGTCTAAAAATAGAGAACCACTGGTCAATGGTGAGCAAGTCACGATTCCAGAAGTAGTGCTGGTACATCTCCAGTACCCCTTCGGGTACGAGCTGACCAGTAATCTCTTTGGTGTAGTAGCTGACTTCAGAGTGCTTCATGCCCGCTAGTATAAGCGGCTCGATAACAGGCCGAACTCTAGTGTTGGACAGGAGGTCTCTAGCGGCGACAGCATCATCATCCTGTCTAGCCAAGGAGACAACTTTCTGTCTACGAATCCATGGACGTGCAGCTTTGTACTGATATCCAAACGGTTTGGGTTTGGATTCCTTAAGCTTCTTATTGAGGAAAGAGAGGTACTCCTTCGTGGGCTTAATAACCCCGAGGAGATCTGCTGAATCCTGAATCTCAGACTGGTTAAGGCCTGAAAACAACAGCATGTACTTAAGCCAATACTCGTTAGGTAGTCTCTGCACCTGCCCTCAACTGTAATTTCTTGAGACCGTTAAGTGCTCGCTCAATTCCGTTAAGGGCTGAGGACACTGCTGCCTCTGGGATATCTGTGACACCAAGGCGTACACCGATTAACAATTCGGCTAGCTTTCCAACAGACTCCTCTAGTTGCGGCACGGAGTCAACGTAGTTCTGAACATTCTCTGGCGTAACGAAGTTCAGGGATAGGACCGAATCCACAGTATCGGAGTTATTAAGGGAGGCCGCTTCCTTAATAAGATCGATCTTAATGTCTTCAACTATTAGCGCGGTAATAGCGTCTACACCGGCAGTCTTGGTCTTGTTGGTGAAGATCGCGGTGTGTACCGGTACGAACTTAACCGGGGCCCCAGCCTTAGCGGCAGCAATCTTTTCCTTGGCACCTGCGTCGGTATCACCCATAAGCACCAGCACCTGAGCAGCACCCAACTCACGGATTTCGCCGTAGGTTTCTAGGTCTGTGTCACCCCTACTGAAGTTGAAGTGGCCCTGATTCTCACGTAGCTCAACCTCGTCAAGCATAGAGTTAGCCGACGACAGCTTCACCATACGCGAGGGGTCGGAGCCGTACTTGACCGAGGACACGCTTACCGGGAGAAAGATGTGGTCGGATGGGATAATGAACCCGCTCTCGCCATAACGTACGAGCCTATTCGTATTGCCTGACGCGATCTTGATTCTTCCGTAGATCGGATCATCTACTAGGTAAACAGTTGGGCTATTCGCACTGGTGACCACACTAGCAACCTTAATCACCTCGGTGACCGTGTCACCAAAGACAAACACACCGGAGCCCTTGGGGGCTGACCCCTGTAGAGAACTAAGATCCAGGTCACCGCAGCGAATACCCGCTACCTTCTCCTGAACGGCATTACCTGATTTAGCCACCACAATCGAGGTGTCGGAGGGTTTCCCGTCCACAATGCGGATAGGGTTCTTAATGACCACGGCCCGCTGTGAGTCGCCTGCCGTTGTCTGCACTGCGTAGATACCGGACTCAGTAGCCTCAGTAATCTGGTCGGGTAGGTTGATAGCAGGTAGTCCCGCTTGCTTTTCTCTCGAAAGAATAGCGAACCCATCGTTAATAGCTGTTTGACGAACCTCTACGGGGAGCGCTTGGGCTTCCGCGTATTTAAGGAACGATATGCTTACTTGGTCCGCTGGGCCGTCTCTATTGAAACTTCGGATGGAGTAACCAGTACTAGTCTTCATAACTGAAGTTACGTCTGAGTTACTTAGGTCGTGTGCGAGCCGTGCGTAGAGGTCGGTTCGGTTGCTTGCCTCTTTAGTAAGTGGCTTGCTCACAGCACTGGCCAACTTGGTTAGCGACTGCATGAAGGCAGGGTTAGCTTTAGCCGCACCTGCTAGACTTTGTGAGTCACTGACGGATTGGATGAACGCGTGAGCGGTATCGGTGTCAATGTTCAGGTGCGTGAGCACTGAGGCGGTCTTGTTGGTAGCCCCGCCTCCGCCGTAACCATTACGACCAGAGTTAGCTGCACCGGGTGCAGAGGGATTAATATTGCCACTTCCCACATCGGTAGATGTACCCATAGCTGCACTAGTGGGGGCAGTCACGTATGGACTTGCGTTAAACAAGGTGGACGCTACACGGTTCTCGCTCAGCGGGTAGAACTTACCGGCAGCATCAATAAACACGTCGTAGGAGTAGGCCTTCTTCTCGGCAACGATCACCGGGATGCGAAGCATCGCACCCTCTTCAGGTGCCTGAGGCTGGACTTGCATCTCCCCGGCACCGACAGGGTTGGCGTCCGGTGGGACCTCATTAACCTGGCTTACCATGAACACCCCGTACATATACCCGAGGCTGTCATCCTGACCCTTGATGTCCAGGTTGACCTGGTACTTACCGAGGAAGGGGTGCTGCTTGTACAGCAACGCCAGCAGCTCACTCGGGTAGGTAGCAGGGTTATCACTTAGGTTGTTCTTAGCAGCGGTTTTCTCGAAAACCAAGCCTTCGATCTTATTTAGAAGTTTCATAGGCAGTCTACACTCCTGAAGGGTTGCGCGATCTTAGTGTACACCACCGCCGCGTACCTTGCGATGCAAGGTTACTACCCTAAAGGGTATAAGCAACATGGACACTACACAACATACCTGGAGGTTGGAGGTGCTGAAGTTTTTCCAAACGCGAGGTGGTGCGCAATTTATCCACGTCGTGCAGATACAGATGAAGCGTATCGCTGATGCGCTAACTAAAATTGGTGATGAACTTGAGAAAGAGCGCTTGCGCAGGGAGAAGGCTGATGACGATTCCTAAGTGGGAAGAATTCCTATCTGGCTCCGCTAAGGAGCCTGAAGCGATTACGTGCAAAGACGTATTCGCGTTATTTGATCCGGAGGGTGACAACCCAGATGTCATACGGGTTCCTGGGCACATACGAAAGTATGGTAAGAGCTTGCACGAGAGCAAGATGCGCAGGGGAGAGCTACCGGGGGTGCAGGACCTGCTCAAGGAGATGGGGTTGCCGGAGAGTGCCACGGCACTGCCGGCCACTATCGAAGACTTCCGCCCTGGTGAGTTCAACCTGCCGGAGTGGCAGAACGGTATGATGGACCAGTGCCGCGAGTTGTTCATGGAGGACGGCTACAGCGCCCCTATGATCCACATTGCATTTAAGGGTGAAGACGGGGCCATCGGTGTTATGCACATGTCCCTGGTTGCCCTACACGATAAGGGGTACAGCAACGACATCAAGGCGTCATTCGCTCGGGATGTTCTGTCTCCCCTGATGAAGAAGTTCAACGCATTCTGCTACATCACGACGGCAGAGGCCTGGGCACGTGTTGGTAAGGTTGACCCCAACCACGTTGGGGATATCGACGCCCTCGATGGCTACGAGTCGGTAAAGGACCATCCGGACAGTATTGAGGTTATCCACATGCATGTGGAGACCAAGACTGGTTCGAAGATGATGATGACGCGAATCCTACGTGACGCTGAGGGTAACCACTCCTTGTCCGATGAGGATGAGGATATGAACCCTGACGGTGGTCTACCTGAGGGCCCCCTGGTTGGTCTGCTTCTTATGCAGAACATGGCGGAAGCATGAGTCAGCTTTTCGTCAGCGTTAAGTCCAAGAAAGATTTATTTGCAATGCATGATTTCTTGAAGAAGAACCTGCGCCCTTGGTGGCAGGTGCTGCTTTCAGATATCGATATCGATCACCCCCTGGTTGCATACCAGGAATATGAGTACGGGGAGACCCGGAACATCCTACCCAACATCGACGAGGACTTGACGTTGGCCATCGCCGCTCATCCGAACGGAACGGATGGACTGGTGTACCCCACGCTCTCCGCGTTAATCCCAAGTAGCCTCCACAAAGGATCGGGGTACTTCACGCAGTGCATCATGCGCTTTGTAGCGACCAAGGTCGGAATCAAGGGTAAAGTGTTTGTTCCGATGCTGGACGACTACATGGAGGTCCCTAGCGTTAAGAATGACGGGGATCTAGGTGTTGGGGATATTCCAATCATCTACCCATCGCCGTTGGCGGCAGCCGCATTCCGAAAGATGGCGCAGGGTGACACGTACCGTGGAACTAACTGGCGGTCTGTCAACCAAGTAACCTTCGGTACCGGCTATACCGCCTTTCCGTCCGATTTCAAGAGTGCTACGCACTCCAAGGCGTACCAGGCTGGTAAGGGTCAGGTCTTCGTATTCGTAAAGTCCTGCGCGGCTGCGGACCTCGCTGCACAGCGGGAGATGCGAAGACTCAGCGACCTTTGGTGTGACCAAGGCTGGGACGCAAGGCGGAAAGTCTGATGGGGGATGACTACGTATCCATGCTGAGTAGGCTCGGTTGGTATAGAGGCCAGATACGCAGCAGTCGTGCCCGACAGGTTGTATTCCTTAAGAATAGCCGATGGTTTTTCAGAGGTACAAGGATCGGAGATGGTGACATTGGCCGTGGGGACATTGAGGACGCGATGGCGGTGCTACGCCCTGGCGAATTCCTGATCCTTACTAACGAGCATAGGTCTGGTTACGAACAATCTGGGATTCCTTTCTTCATCGTGGGTCAAGGTCAGATCATCTACAACTCGGACTTTTATCCTGGGAGGGCGCTTACCAACCAGATGAGCTTCGACAAGGTTCGGGCCATGAGCACCTCGGAGATGATGTGCATGTTACCTGCGTTGGCCAGCGCGCCAGCGTGATATTTGATACTAAGGGGCTTTACCCCTTTTTTACTTAGTCTTAGTCCCTAACGATACTGCGGCGGGGGCGATAGCTAACGCTGGCGACGGTGTAGTAAACGCAGGGACAACCACACCGGGCATACCCAAAACGGCGTTCGCCACAATAGCGGCACACAGGGGCTGAGGTATAATTAGTGTGACTCCGTGCGTATGTGCGGCGACTGCGTTGAGTAGTCCGTTATCTTTAACTACCGGAAAGGAGGGCCCACCTCCTGCACCGCCACCTACTCCAGTAGCGCCTAGAACGATCTGTCCGGCAGCGATAGTGACTAACGCAGAGTTCTCAATCGATAGATTACCTAGTTGGTTGTCCAAGGTGATGCTACTCGAACCCAACAGTATTTTGCTGGCAGCAGCGACTACAAAATCCTCAACTATGGCTTCTAGGTCCCCGCCAGATGTTAGGTCCACGGTGCTTCCGCCTGCCCCAAACTCAATCTTGGCGTTACCGATGATACGGGTGTAGAAATCACCATCGAGCTCTACGTGAATATTGCCTGTTGATTTTACGAAGTTGTTGCCCTCTCGATCTAGCTGGTAGGCGTAGGTGACCTTCTTCGTGTTATGGGAGTAGATGGTGAAGCTAAGGACGCCGTCGTCCCCGGTTGTGGGGATGGAGGACTTTTCCTTGCGCAGGTCTTCGTTAGCGAAGATGTGCTCATTGTCCTTTTCCAAGTCTAGGGTGTCCTTAGTGACGTTACCCATGCGCAGCTCTAGGGTGTACTTACCATCAGATACGTCTTCTTGAGCAGTGTTCTTGAACGAGTAAGAAATCAATGCAGGCGTACTGTCCGTGGATCCCGTGATCTTCTCTCCAACCTTCAAGGTCGGGTGCCCCCAGATAATCTCACCTAGAGGAGAGTGCGCCTCGTATCTCTGGAAGTAGTCCTTGATGGTGTTCTGAATTGGGATGTACACACGCTGAGCCATGCTGGTGGCCCCAATCTCTAGAAGACCGCCAGTTCTCATTATAATGAAATTACGGTCCCTCGTAGCCAGCATAACATCGCCTGGCTCTAGGGGTGGGCGGTTGCCCATGTAAGATATGCTGGCCTCTGCAGATGGTGCCTCTTCTTGAGAGTCTCCCTCCAAAGCTACAATGGAACCAGAGCGAGGGTTAACTACAAACCCAAGGATGAAGCAGGTCTTATCAGCAGAGACAACCACATAGCAGTGGCTGCCGACCTCGGGCATTACATTAATGCCACCAGCGTGTTCGGAGCTTGCGTAGGGGGTTGCGAATGGAACGTCCACTAGCGGCTTGTGCGTGTAGATGGTCATCAGGTCCACGCTATACTCCCTAGCGTTGACTGAAGTCACCTTAGCGAGCTCGATCTTAGCGGGGCCATCCGCCTGTGATGGTGTACTAGTTAATCCTCTATCAGACATAAGTTCCTCCTAACAACTCGTATTGTATATCGCATGGTGAAGTGTGACCACCGCAAAGAGGTGCACCACTTGGGTATAAGACAGTTGAACCTAACGGATAAGGAGATGACACCTATGCCAAAAAAGAATCGTATGTTCGCGGATCTAAGCACACCTGAGCTAGTCCGTGTGCGCGAGCACATAACTGGTGCGACCAAATTCGCATCGTTAATGCTGAAGACCGGTAAAATCAATGAACGCGAGTTGCTCGCCGTACTGATGAACATGGCCATTGCAGTAGCTACTGCCATGGGTAAAACCAAAGAGGAGTTTCTCGACTATGCGCTAGCGGCCCATTTAGGGTTGGAGGGCAAGTTGGTGGACGCAGATAAAAAGCCATCAGAGAAAACCAAACGTTCGTTCATGGAGCGAATTGAGAACAGCAGGAGCACCAAAGATGACTGACCCCGTAAAGAAGCCTGACGGCGAGGCACCAGCAGAGGTTCACAGCCCGTCGATCATCGCGATGCAGGCGGCGTGGCATACGCTGGCCGAGGTTGCCTCCCACGTCTTCGACGCGTACAAGGCGCTCGATGAGAAGGACCTGAAGGTCGCACCCGAGATCCCCTTCAACCTCGGTGCATCCATTGGCATGCTCAGCCGTACCCGCTCTCTTCTGGAGAAAGGTATCCTCGCTGAGGGCGGAGCGTTGCCGGTGGTTGTCGCCGACAAGAAGCTTCAGGACGATGCCAAGCCTAAGGAGGCGGAGCCCGAGGAGTTGGACGCTGACGTTGAGGCAATGGACGCGCCGGCAGGTACCTAGTGGATCCGATCCTTGGGTCCGCAGCAGCACTTATGTTGCTTCTAGCCGTTTCTTTGGGTTACACGATGGTGAGAGTGAAGAAGCTATCATCACAGAAATACGCCCTCCAAGTGCTTTTGGCAGATGAGAAACGGCGCAGTCGCCGGCTTAGGGCCAGGTTAGCCGAAGCAGGTGAAACTATGTTGAATAGCTTTCCGCTGGATGACGGTTCAGGACTACCAGGTCTACCACCGATGCCACCAAAACCTAACGGTCGGTGGGATCGTGTGCTGTCAAAACGTCCACGTTCTTAGGTTCGAATTCAAGCCAGAAATATCCTGGGTATTCGGTGGTGGGTTCAAAGTACCACCGGTACCCAGGGTAGGTCTGCTCTAGTTGTTTAGCGAAACCTTCGAGGTTCACCTCATCATTCCAAGCGATACTTCTAATCAAGTCCATAAGCTCAGGCCAACGCTCCACGTATTCCTGTGCAGACAACCTACGCTTCCCCCGATATCCCTCGGCTCCCTCAACATATGGGCAGTCCATAGCAAACGCGCCTGTGAGTCGTCCGTCATGGCGATCCTGGCACCAAGGCACATCGGTTAGGCGGGTCTCATATGTAGAACACGTCCAAACCCCAGAGTCTTCCCTAGTCAAGTATTTACAGTGGAGTCCTTCGATGACGATAAATTCGTCGTTGAGATCTACCGTTGCATGACATGAAACTCCACACCTACGACATTTATCCTCAATGATTTCAGGTGTCTCCTCCGGATTAGCCGGGGGGAAGATGCTTAGGTTGTTCAGGATAACGAATTCAGGGTTGTCGCTCATCTAAGTGGCTCCTTTTCAGTAGGTAATAGATAACCCACAAACCCCTAGCTAACAAGGAACTGAGATGGCTAAAAGCTACACACAGGATGAGATGACAGCCGCAGTACGGACAACCGTGACTCGGCGCATCCTGACTATCAACAAACGATTCACTGTTCCACCTCCCTGCATGGCGCTGTCTTCGCTGCACTGGCCTTGGGAGGAGGATGCTGTTGGCGTCGGTGGAACCACGCTGCTTCGGCTGCCCCTTGGGGCTACGAGCCTCCCCCACGATACATTGATTGTCCCCAATTATGTTAACCAGTACCTAAACCGGAAGAACACCGGTGCTGGTCGTCGGAACGTAGTGCTGCCCATCAAGGTGAGCAAGCACGAAGCTCCGGAGTGGTTCGACGTACCCAACGAGGGAAACGTGCACGCGCAAATGCGGGCAGGGATGCTTTCGATCTTAGGGAGCAGCCATACCCCTGAGCCCGTTGCAACGCTCATGAACTACCTGACGGAGTCCTTCCATGCACGCGGCCACAAGTTTGGGCGAGTGTTTGTGGTGGGGCCGGAAGACATGTTCCACCTGCGGTCCATGGTCAGCGGTGAGCTACCGACAAGCGCAGAGGATCGTTGGCACAACATCCTGTTCGTATCCGGCATGGTCATCCTGGCCATCAAGGACATTGAACCGGGTAAGTTCCTGTCCCTCGTGCCGGGTATGAAAGAGCACTGCATGATCCAGGAGAAGAACCTTAAGACCGTTAAGGTCGGTTACGCTGGGCGCACTGCGCGTAAGGTGATGACTCCGGTCCTCGTCAAGCGCAAGTAGTCGACAGCAAACAGGGTATCAATTTTGGCATAAGACTTATGACGCGGGAAGTTCCCGCTACTGGTTGCTAAGACAGAAATGTCTGAGGGAAGGGGTGCGTACGCGCGCCCCTTCTTTTAGATTACACACAGGAGACACAAGAATGCCCAAGCAAGAGTTGACGATGGAAGAGTACCAAATGCTGGTGAAGGTGGGTGCCTCTCCTGAGGACTCAAACGTCATCGATGAGGAGACCGGTTTCTACGAGCCGGGTGCCACCATGTGGCTCTCGACCATAGGCCTACGTGATCACGGACACAGCGAGCTGGGTACCATCGTACCGGTGGAGTACCTGACGGAGGGCACTAAGCTGCTCAACCGTTGGGGGCTGTACAGCATGAATTCGGGAAGGGAGTTGCGCGACGGTGAGAGCATCGGCGGCGAGTCGTCTGCGATGTCCATGTCCTTCTACACGCTCACCCTGCAAGAGGACACCGGTATCCTGCTGCTGGAGCTGATCGGCACCAAGCTGACCAAGGCCTGCGCAGGCTGTGGGTGCGATATGGAAGACGGCCACGAAGAGCGTCACTAGTGACGGGTGAGGATCTAGACCGGGGACTACGTAACCTGGTGAGAGAGCTAGAAGAGGAAAGCGACTACTTTTTCCCTACACAACCAGAGCAGGAAGAGGCCACTCCTACACAGGAGCCAGTTAACGAGTATGACTCATCACGGGTGTATTTACCTTCACTATCGTCAAGGTACCCTAATGGTCTCTCGTCCGAAGACATGCACATGGAGTACCGCCGGGTAGTCGAGGAGCTCCAGGAGGCCAATGCTCCCCAAGACCCATGTGAGGACCCACACGGTCCCACTCCGAAAAAGAAAGGGAGATTCGCGGCAATCGTGTTGCCTAAGGAAAAATAGCTAATGATCTACTTTACTTCCGATACACATTTTAACCATAGGAACATTTTATCGTTCTGCCCAGGACGGAGGATGCTTCTCCCCTACAACCTGATGGACCTGCCATGGCAAGAGCTCGTCGAGTCTCAGTCAGCAATCAAGTCCATGAACGAGGCCCTTATTGAGAAATGGAATGACGCAGTTCGCCCCGGCGATACCGTTTATCATCTCGGTGATTTTGCTATGGGACCTAGGGATCTAATCCCCGGCGTACTAGAGCGGCTTAATGGAACGATCATTATGGTAGCGGGCAACCACGACAACAAGCGTGACGACCACTACTTCCCAAAGGTTATCCGAACGCCTCTAATCATTGAGTGTGAGGGAAACCTGGTGGAGCTGGTTCATAACCCTAGGCATGCCGTGGGCACAGGAGACCTAACTTTCTGTGGTCACGTGCATGACCTATGGGTGGATATGAAGAGGGGCCACTTAGTGGAAGAGTACCGCACTCGACGTAGGGTTGAGCCTGAGTGGGTATCTCCTGCTCACATCTATAACGTAGGTGTAGATGCGCGGGAGTTCACTCCCCGTACCTTCGCCGAAATAGTAACTCCTAGGGAGACTCCTAAATGAAATACTGGGTATTCTGGTGGTTGGACTTTATTAAGACCGCCTTCGAATTAGAGCGCGATATCCTCTTCCATGAGGTGAGGGAGGCACTCATTAGCTGTAGAAACTGGGGTCTTCGAACCATGCGATTTTAGTGCAAAAAAGTGTGTGTTTCTTGGGATAAGAATAGTGATAGAGGGAGTCTATTCCCCACTAACCCCAGGAGATAACGTCATGAAAAATCCCTTCAAGAAGAAACGATCCAAAACTGACAAGGCTCTTCGTGCACTCGGAGCAGTCGCTACCGGTGCTGCCTACGTCGGCCTAGGTGTGGCTGAGGTGCACGCGGATATCCGTGCCGAAGAGCGTGCCCGTGTTCTGGCTGCCGAGCGTCTGCGTCGCTGGCCTTCCGAGCCGCTGGTCATCACTCGTACGGTGCACGTCGAGGTTCCGGTGGTCGTGCCGGTGTTCCTCACTCCGGTCGAGCAGCTCCGCGCTGACATGGCCACTGAGGGTTACGACTCCGCACGGATGACCGCTCTTCGTCGGTGGACGCGTACGACCCCTGCGCACACGCGCCTCTCGGGACGTGACGTGACGATCATCAGCGCGAGCTTCACCTACACCCACAACCGGGAGCGGGCGATCGAGCTCCTCGCTCCGTTCTGCACCTAAGATCTCCGGGGGGAGTTCTACTTGGGTAGGGGCCTAGGTCTTCGGACCTGGGCCCTTGCCTGAGAGCAGGTCTAGTTTCTTTTGTTTACGTTGTAGGCGGTATTTGTCTGCCTGGTATAGGCCGGTGGCACCCGCAACTGGGGCTGAGGCGGCGGCTAGTAGCTTGCCTTTCTTGAAGTAAGAGAAGGCCGGTGCGCCGGACTCACGCTTACCACCAACTAGGGACTGCAGCATCTCCTCTCGAGTCATCCCCTTGGGGCTCATCTTCCTACTGCGCATTTCTTTCTTCAGGCCACCGTCACCAAAGGTATTACCCTTCTTGCTTACCGAGATAGACAAGTTGTCTACATCGTTAAGGCGCTTGCCTCCTGCGCTACGGAACCCCTTATCGATAACCTTGTTCAGCTTATCGATATTGTAGAAGTCGTGTTGCCACGCACCGCGCTGTCGCTTTAGCAACCGGTCCTTAACTACTTTCGTAGGGGTATTGACCTTTACCACTACGTTGAAGTGGCGTGGGTCCACCTTATTAAGTAGGTGTGTCTGTTCGTACACGGACCCCTTACCGGGAGCATGCCTACCCATATACTCGGATAGGCGTCTACCGGACAAAGTGTTCTTACCCACAATATCAAGTTCGTTGGCCTTGGTACCTAGCTGGTCCGCAATGCCGCGTGCGATAGTGCTCTTACCTGACCCTCCCGTACCAACCACTGCAATACGTGCTTTGCGTGGGTCTACACCGGCCCGCCTAAGCTCTTTGATTAACCGCTTGGACGAGTGCTGTACATTACTGGGGATGGCTTGGCCGAGACCGGGGTCACGCTTAACTTTACCTAGCAACATCTTTACTTTGTAGGCTAGGTCCTTTCGGGTGCCCTTTAAGGCGGCTAGCCCAAGAGCCGTACCTGCTGCCGCCCCGAGTGGGAGTGTGGCTAGGGACGGACTAGTAGACTCCTTAGCAGCGGTCTTAGTTTGACTACCAATGGCCCCACCTAAAGCACCTCCAGCAACTGGTGCAGCTAGTATGGCCCCAACCCGCTTCTTATTTACATAGTCTAGTCGTTGACTTGGCATCTTTTTACCTGTTCTTAGAAACATCAGTTTCTGACCGTGAGACATCCCAGGTTTGCCACCAGCCGCTGCTACGAGTTGATCGACAGAGCTAGTCCCACTCTTCTTTCCGCGAACCTTTACGTGTAGGTCACCAATGGATTTAATACTATCCATACCGCTCGTATCGAAGTTGGTTCGGATGTCCTTGTTTATGTTACCGGGCTTGTACACGTCATGCTGCCACGCACCCCGTCCTCGATTAAGAATTCTGGACGTGCGAGTGGCCTTAGGCGTGTCCAGATGCATGATGACGTCATAAGCGTCAGGGGTCTCTCTAGCTAGTAGTTGAGTTTGCTCACTTACTGATCCACCGCCAGGTAGCTCGTACTTGTATCGCTTAGCATTTGAAATCTGAGACTTAGCCTTAACTACTTTATTGAGTTCCGACGCGGGCATACCTAGTTGAGACGCGAGTTCCCTAGCGAAGGTGCTCTTACCTGAGCCACCTACACCTGAGATAGCGATCCGCGCTTTTTCTGGTGACACACCTGCCTTCCGTAGAGCCTTACGGAGCTTCTTAGCTTGGGCTGTCACCTCAGCCGGTGGGCCCTTATGCAGGGCAACATTCTTGTGTGTTCCTTTAACGAGCCTACTAGCACGTGAGAGCAGATCCTTTCGGACGCCCTTAGCGGCTACAGCCGCAGCGATTGTGGCACCACCTGCGCCCGCGATTGCTCCTAGAGTGCCTAAGCTACTCCTCTTTTTTGACTCAGGCATGACGTCTCCGGGCGTGATTACACCTGTCAATTATGCACCATAAATTGGAATAAGAATAATGGAAGAAGACTAATCTACTTCCCATCCCCCATAGGAGACCTGATGAAACCTAACCAGAGGGCAAGTGCAGAACTGCTAGCAGTCGCTGCCGCAGTCTACCGACAGTACAACAAGCCCATCCGCGTTGCTGAGGTGTACACCTCCCTGAAGTACCGGGAGCTCGCCAGGAAGAAGGGAGACAAGACGTCTCCCTCCAATCAGCGCAAGCGCATCTCTGCCAGCTTCGCTCGCTTCTGCGGGCTCAAGCGCGGCGCGTACGGAACAACGGTGTACCTCGGATACACCATCACCAAAGCCCTGAACAAGGACGACCAGATTGTCTGGACGTTCACTAAGGGTGAGGCCCCTGCGGTCTCCAAGGAAATCGCCGCCAAGAGCGACGAGTACTTGAAACACATTCTCGCCGATCACCTACCCGAGGTGGTCACGCTTTTGAAGCGTGCATTTGGCGTTGGGATCGAGCAGGGGAAGGCCGCAGCCGTGGTCGACCCTCAGACCGTCGAGGATGCTCGGTTGAATGGGATTGAAGAAGGACGTGGGTTGGAACGAGCCGACCTTCTCCGAAAGATCAACGGACAGTAGGAGATCATCGACATGAAGAAGAAGAGCACAATTTTCACAAAGGCATTTCTCGAGCTCGCCGGAGCCGCGATTGTGGTGGCAGGCAAGCCGCTCAAGTTCAATGACATCTCCAAGGACCCAGAGCTCAACGCTTGGCTCGACGAGATGGGTCGATCGAAGAGCCCTCGCAGTCGGTACCAGGTTGCGCGGTACCAGTTTCTCCGGGCCATCACGGGCGACCCCTCGAACGGGACATTCGAGAACTTCGACATTGGCCAGCACACCGCAGACTGGGAGGGGCTGCGCATCACGTTCACCCTGTCACACACAGTGCATGGACTGGGGTACAAGCTCCACGTCGATGACATCTCCCCGTTGGCGCTCATTGCGAAGCAGGGGTCCGACGCCCCAGCGGCTGAGGCCCCCGCTGCCGAAGCCCCGGCTGCAGTGCCGGATATCTTCGAAGCGCCCCAGGCTGACAAGCAGGGTCACATGCTCCAGGACCTACTGGATGGCATCGAGACCCACATGGCCGACGCGGTGAAGGCTGCGTACAAGAGGGGGCTTGCCGATGGGCAGGCGACCGTGGATGAGGAGGCCTGCAAGACCCACTTCGACAAAAG